CGGTCCTGTACGGGTGGAAGCCTGGCAGCCGTCATCGCTGGTACGGTGGGCGCAAACTCACGACCATGATCGATCTTGACCAGGATCGCATGCCGTTTAAGCGGCGCGACGATGGCAAGTACGAGATCCGAATGGGCGACACCGTGATGATCATCGACGGCACGGCCACCATCGAGGAGCTTGTGCCGTCCGTCATCAACGAGCCGAAACCGAAACGCTCGGACGGCCATCCGACCATGAAGCCGGTGGCGCTTATCGAGCGTATGCTTCGAAATTCTGCGCGCCCTGGTGACATTGTCCTCGATCTGTTTGGCGGCTCTGGTTCAACGCTGATGGCTGCCGAGCGTCTTGGGATGTGTGCGCGTCTGTCCGAGTTAGACCCGCGCTATTGCGATGTGATTGTCGAGCGCTGGGAAAATTACACAGGCCGGAAGGCTGTTTTGGAGGCGCAGGGTGACGGTTGATAAACGTAAACTCAAAAAGGACGGCACGCCTCGCAAGGTCGCGCCTAGCCGTGGTGGGCCTCGTGCTAACGCTGGTGGATCGCGTCCTGGCTCTGGGCGGCCTGCATTTGTGCCGACCGATGCTGACCGGAAGCAAGTCGAGGCGCTGTCTGGCTACGGGCTACCGGTGCATCAGATCGCCGCGCTGATTCAGGGCGGCATCTCGCTTGAGACGCTGTACGAGCATTTCCGGGAAGAGATGGTATCTGGCAAGGGCAAGGCAAACAGCCAGGTGGCGCAGACCCTGTTCAAAAAGGCGATGTCCGGTGATACCGCTGCTGCCATCTGGTGGTCAAAGTCTCAGATGCGCTGGTCTGAGCGTCACGAAATTGTCGGCGCTGATGGTGGCCCGATCAAGACGGAGTCAACCGTCACACTGGAACCGTCCGAGGCTTACAAGCGGATGCTCGGGGGTGGTGCGTGAGCCAGTCTCGCCTGATGTCCGTGGTGGAGTCCGTGACCAATGTGGCCGTGGGCTATGGCGTTGCTGTCGGCACTCAGATGGCTGTGTTCCCGTTTTTTGGCATCGAGGCCAGCCTGTCGGATAACCTCGCCATCGGCGCGATCTTCACGGTTGTTTCGCTGGTGCGTTCCTACGCGCTGCGTCGGCTGTTCAATCGGTGGACTCGTCGTGCCTGATCTTGACTGGCGTGCGCCTGACTACGCGCCCGTTTTTAAGCAGCGCATTGAGCGTCTGAGGCGCTTACGAGCTGACCCGTCCGTGCTGGCGGGCGTAAAAAAGCACTATGCAGACCATCCGGTCGACTTCATCAACGATTGGGGTATGACCTTTGATCCGCGCAACATCGAGCGCGACATCGAGGGCGTGACGCCATTCCTGCTGTTTCCGCGCCAGGCTGAGTTCGTTGATTGGGTGGTGTCTCGCTGGCTTGGCCGTGAGGATGGCCTTGTCGAGAAGTCGCGCGACATGGGCGTGTCTTGGCTTTGCGTGGCGATTGCTGTCTGGATGTGGCTGTTCAAGCCTGGCACCGTTATCGGGTTCGGCTCGCGCAAGGAGGAGTACGTCGACAAGCTGGGCGACCCGAAGTCGTTATTCTGGAAGGCGCGGCAGTTCATTGCTTTGCTTCCTGCCGAGTTCCAGCCTGTTGGCTACATCGAGCGCACTCATGCGCCAGCAATGCGGATCATCAATCCCGAGAATGGCGCGGCAATTGTTGGTGAGTCCGGAGACAACATCGGGCGCGGTAACCGGACATCTATCTACTTCAAGGACGAGAGCGCGTTCTACGAGCGTCCCGAGGCAATTGACGCCGCTTTGTCGCAAACATCAAACTGCAAGATTGACGTTTCCACACCTAATGGCGCGGGCAATCCGTTCTACCGCAAGCGTATGTCCGGTCGCATTCCGGTGTTCGTATTCGATTGGAAGGACGATCCGCGCAAGGATCAGGCTTGGTACGACAAGCAGTGCGCTACGCTTGATCCGGTGATTGTGGCGCAAGAGATAGACCGCGACTACACCGCGTCCGTGTCGAATGCCTTCATCGCTGGCGACATCGTGACGTCCTGCCTGTCCCGTGGCCCGGCGGACATTCGTGCCGTTGGGCCGTTGCAGGCGGGCGTGGACGTGGCCAGGTTTGGTGACGACAAGACCGTGATCACGTTCAGGCAGGGGCGCGTCGTGTATCCACAGATTGTGTTCGGCAAGGTGGACGTTGTCGACGTTGCTGGTCGCGTGAAAGACGCAATCGAGGGCTGGGGCATCAAGCCTGGCCAGATTGCCGTCGATACGATTGGAATCGGCGCGGGTGTGGCTGACATGCTTCGGCGCTGGTATCCGATGATTGTGACGGACGTCAATTCTTCGGTGCGTCTGTCCGATGGGCAGAACTACAACCTACGCGCCCGGATGTGGCGTGATATGCGAGAGTTCCTGAAAAACGGCGCGTCGTTACCCAATGATCCCGACTTATCGACCGAGCTGACCGCGCTGCAATACGAGTATCGTGGCGGCGAGTTGCTGATGGAATCGAAGGACGATGCCAAGAAGCGGGGCGTCCGTTCACCTGACCGCGCAGACTCTCTGGCATTGACATTTGCCGTGCCTGTGCGAGAATTAGGCGTTATTCAGACGCATGCCGTTGTTGATTACCCCATTTTTTCTTAGGAGTTGCTATGGGAGGAATATTTAGCCGTCCATCAGTACCGCCACCGCCACCGCCTGTTGAAATGCCGAAGGTTCCGGTTGTCGATAATACCATCGTCGAGCGCAATGCTGCCGACATGCTACGGCGCAGGCGAGGTCGTGCTGCGACCGTTCTGGCTGGCGACACTGGCACTGGACAAATGTCCAGCAATGGCACCACGCCTGTTCTTGGCGGCTGATCATGGCAGATTCTCGGGCGAGTGACGTTCTTGACAAGCACGAGCGCATGCGTCAGCAGCGCGTGCATTTTGAGACTACTTGGCAGGACATTGCAGAGCGGATGATTCCGCGAAAGGCTGAATTTCGTCGTCAGCGTGGTCGTTCGACTGACATCAAAGGTGAGCGCAAGACTGAGAAGATATTCGACGCGGCACCGGCTTTGGCGCTGGATCGCTTTGCTGCAGCCATGCACTCGCTGGTCACGCCTCGGAACCAGCAGTGGCACAATCTAAAACCGCGCGATCCGGATTTGGCCGAGGACATCGAGGTCAAGCGCTATCTGGAGGCGGTAAACAAGCGGCTGTTTTCTGCGCGCTACTCGTCAAACTTCGACAACCAGGTGCATGAGAGCTACTTCAATGCTGGCGCATTCGGCAACATGGGGCTGTTCATTGGCGACCGCCTTGGCCGTGAGATTTACTACCGTTGCGTTCCGGTCGAGCAGCTTTTCTTCATGGAGAACGAGTTCGGCGTTGTCGACCTTGTGCATCGTGAATTCCCGATGACAGCGCGTCAGGCGGCTGAAAAGTTCGGACTGGACAAGCTGCCGTCCGTAATCAAGCACGCAGCCGAGAAGCGACCCGAGCAGGAGTTCTGGTTTTTGCATTGTGTAAAACCGCGCGAGGACGCTGACGTTAGTCGTCGTGATTATCGCGGCATGGCGTTCGTGTCGTATTTCGTGTCGATTGAAAGCCGAGATGTTGTAAGCGAGGGCGGTTTTCGCTCTTTCCCCTACGCGATCAGTCGGTATTCGGTCACATCGGGCGAGGTGTATGGGCGCGGCCCCGCTTCGCTGGTGTTGCCGGACGTGAACATGCTCAACGAAATGAACCGCACCACGATACAGGCTGCTCAGCTGTCTGTGCTGCCACCGTTGCTGGCTCATCGTGACGGCGTACTTGACACGATTCGGCTCACACCGTCGGCCATCAATTACGGCGGCCTCGATAGCAATGGTCGACAAATGCTCCAGCCGATGGCCGTGGGTGGGAATCCCAACATTGGTCTTGAGCTGATGGATCAGAAGCGTCGGCTTATTAACGATGCTTTTTGGAACACCCTGTTCCAGATTCTGGTCGATGCGCCCAACATGACCGCGACTGAGGCTATGCTACGTGCTCAAGAGAAGGGTGCTTTGCTTGCGCCTACCGCGAGCCGAATTGAGACCGAATACTTGTCGCCATGCATCGAGCGCGAGCTGGACATCCTGGCGGCTGCTGGCGAAATACCGCCTATGCCGGACGCTCTGATCGAGGCTGG